CTGCTCGACCGCGGCCGGGGTGAGCGCCAGCTCGAGCATCTCCTTGGTCAGCTCCAGGGCCTCCATCCGGCCGACCTGGCGGCCCTCGTTGGCGAAGTCCTGGCGCATCGCGAAGAACATCACGCCGGCGGGCATCGAGCCCGGCAGCTCGTACACGCGGCCCTTGATCCGGGCCGTGCGCTTGCGCGTCTTGGCCTTCTTGTTCGCCCAGTGGGCGTCGAAGTCCATGTCGACGTCGTTGGCCTGGCCGCCCGCGCCGGCCAGCAGACCGGCCGTGTACGAGTCCAGCTGGGCCATGCCGTTGCGGGCCCGGGCGAACACGTCCGGGTCGACGCTCGGCTCGTGGACCTGGAACTGCTGCTGCAGCTCCTGCTGCCGCTTCTGCTTCGCCGCACGCCGGCGCTGGGAGCGGGTGGGTCGCTCGTTCATCGTCAGCTCACCGCGACCTTCGTGCTCTTGCCCGAGCGCCGGATCGTGGCACCCCAGGTCGTGTTCGCGTTCTGGGGGCCGCCCTGCTCCGTCAGCCGGAACGTGGCGTTCCAGACGGTCCACTCGGTGTCGGTCGGGTGCCGGAACCGGACCTTGCCGATCGACTCCTCGAGCGTCTTGTCCGACAGCTCCTCGATCCGGGCCTGGCCCGGGTCCTGGGCACCGGTCTGGTTGTCCTTGTGCATGAACCCGGCCAGCGTGAGGCTGGCGCCACGCTGCATCACACGCTCTTCGTAGGCGCCGTCACTGTCGTAGGTCGTGACGTCCTCGGTCTCTTCGTTCTCGCCCTTGTTGACCGTGATGGTGTTGAGCGCGCCCACGGTCTGGTATGTGACCGCGTCGGCGAGCTCGACCTCCAAGATCATGTCCCGGGCAGGGATCTTCACCTGCATGAAGGGGTTCCCCGTTCTACTGTCGGTTGGGTGTTGGCCTGCGCACCTCGGCGCGGAGGTTGACCACGTACTCCGTGCGCTGGTGGGTGTCCTGGCCCATCGGCACCGGGCCGGCGTTCGCACCGATCAGGTGCACCAGCCAGGTCCCGCCGGGCAGATAGCGACTCCGCAGCCCGTGCAGCGCGTCGTAGATGGCCTGAGCCCGTTCCTCGGGCACGCCGGCGTCGTGCTTGGGGCCGCGAACCCGGATCTGGAAGCTGGGCTCGTCGTAGCCGAGCAGCGACCCGGACTCCGGGCCCGCGTACCGGGCGACAGCGATGGCCTCGTCCGGCGCTGCCGGAAGCGCGGCCAAAAAGATCGACCCGCCCACATCGGACGGGTCGATCGGGTAGGTGCCGAACTGGAGCTCCTGCAGGAGGAGGCAGATCTCCTCGGTCAGGGAGGGCATCAGCGGAACCTCCGCCGATAGGCCCACGCCATCATCCCGAGCATCGTGTCGATGCCCCGCAGGAACGGTTCCTCCAGGTACTTCGCCTGGCGGCCGGGTGCATGCTGGTAGTCCAGGTTCTCGTGCTGGACGACCGCGTAGTCCTCGGTCTCCTCATCCCCGAACACGACCGCACCGGCCTCGTTGTTGGCGATGACGACCCGCCCGGACTCGAGCAGCGGGCCCTTGTCCAACGGCACCAGGTCCTGGGCCTGCGAGAGCAGCCACTCCAGCGGGCGTTCGAGCGCCTCAGCCGACGCGCTCTCCATGATCGCGAGGATCTTGCCTTCCTCGAATCGAAGCCGATAGTCAGCAGGCATCGCCCCTCCCTTGGGCGTCAGAGGGGTGGATTGGCCTTACGCTGTCCCCGTGGACGGGCACCCGGACGACGAGCACTGTGTGGCGTGCTGCCTGTGCGAGCGCTGCAGCTGGCTGCGGAACACCGCCGCCCAGCTGCTGACACCACGGCTCCCGGCGCCCAGCCCGAAGCCGAGCGACCCGCCGGTCACTCCAGCGCCAGCTCCACGTGGTCGGGTGTCGGCATTCCCCCACCGTCGTGGTAGGCCCGCGACACGACCGCCGAGGTCACGCCGGCGTAGGTGACGAGCGAGCCCGGCTCACCACCGGTACCGGGGGGCGCGTACACCGTCCGTGTGGACCACACCTGGTCCCCGGTCGCGGTCCGCACCCGCCGCCGCTTGTCCTCCACGAACACGTCCTCGACCGTGATTGCCGGATCGAAGACATCGCCTCGAGGGCCGCGGCCGCGGAACTCCTGCAGCTCGATGGTCTGGGTGATGCCCGCTGCGGCAATCACCTCCGACCAGGGCAGCGCCACCATCAGGCGACCTGCGGGACCTCCACCAGCACGCACTTGCCGGTGGTCGCGGAGAAGTCCAGCTTCATCAGCCCGGACGCGTCGTTGTACTGGCTGGGCGGGTACGGGCCCAGCACGCTGACCCCGGTGGTCGCCGCCACGCTCTTGGTCGGCGCGGTCGGGGTCACCCCGGCCAGCGTCTTGGAGATGACCTCGGTCACGGTGATCGGGGCCCCACCGGTGTTGGTGACGACCGCGACGATCCGCCCGTTGTTCACGAACGAGATCCCGTTCCCGGACCCGGTCGCCGGGATGGTGCCCGGCGCTGTGTCGACCTCGACCGCATCCAGGTTCGACGCCTGGACCGGGGTCCGCAGGGTGTACGGCATCGCCTACTCCTTCGCTGCCGCGGCCTCGGCCGGCGGCGCCTTGTCGTCCTCACGCGCGCGGGTGCGGCGCGAGCGTTGGTCGGCGGCCGAGACGGCGGCGTTGAGCACGTCAGCGACGGCCACGGGCTGATCGAGCGGGCCCGGGCCACCGGCCTCGCCGTCGTCCCCGTCGTCGCCCGCGAGGTGCCAGCCGTCCTCGAGCTGCATCTGCTTGCGGACGCTGACCCACCCCGCCAGCTCCTCGTCCCGCCAGCTGCCGGGCTTGACGTTGGCGACGCGCTCGACGACCGCGCCGTTGACTCGCTTCTCGTACGTCTTCACTGGTCTCCTCGGGGGTCGGGTTGGGGGTCACCACGACAGCGGCTGCCCGTCGAGCAGGCCGGCGCGGCGCAAGATCGGCAGCACATCCCGCCCGATCCCGGGGATCGAGGTCTGGGAGTTACCGCCTTGGGAGGTCGACCGGGACACGGTCGCCGAGCCGATCGAGACCGTGGTGTACAGCCCGCGGGCGCCGTGCTCGTCCCCGCACTGGATCCACCAGTTGACCTGTTCACAGACCGCGTCCTTCACGGCCTGGACCACCTTGGGATCGGTGGGATCGTCGTTCTCGTCGACGTCGTACCGGGCGTGTTTGATCAGGTCCTCGACCACGCGGGTCGCGTGCGCGAGCATCCGCCGCGCGTCCGCCGGGACGGTGGTGTTGAGCCAGTTCGCCAGATCGGCGGTCGTGGCCCAGGACCGGCGCTGCAACAGCTGGTCCGGGGTCACGTTGACCGCGAAGTCCTTCCACCCGAACCCGGTCCCGGCGACCTTCCAGCGGAAGATCCACAGCCCGGACAGGCTGTAGACGATCGGGTCCGTGGCGATCCACGTGTGCCCGCCGTCCTGGCTGGACACCGCGGCCGCCGCCGTACTGTCGTCGCCCTTGACCACGGTCAGGGTGGCAACGGTGTCGACACCGAAGGGGTCGACCACCAGCCGGGGGATCGTGCCATCACCAACACCCGGCATTGGGCCTCCCTAGGGTGCTGTCGAAGCCGTCAAGGACGACGCCGCCGGCGTGGAGCCGGTCAGCGTGGACACCCCGGGCGCTGCCGGGGTGAGGGTGCCTGTCCCGGTGGCTGTGGCAGCCAGGGACGTGGCAGGCCGCGCGAACCGGACGAGCTGGACCACGGGGATACCGGCGAGCGCCCGGACCGCCTGGGCGGCCACGAGCGCGTCCAGCACCAGGACCGGGGCCGGGATGCTCGCCGCCGCGGCGATCACGGCCGGGCTGGCCGCGTCGACGGCGCTCACCGTGGGCACCGGGACGCTCGCCGCCGCGGCGATCGCCGCCGGGGCGGGTGACGTGCCCGCAGAGGGGGTAGGTGCCGGGATACCGGCCGCGCCCGCGATCGGGCCCGGGGTCACCGTGGCGTTCCCGCCCGCCTGGACCGTGGGCGCCGGGACGCTCGCCGCCGCGGCGATCGCCGCCGGAGCGAGTGACGTGCCCGCAGAGGGGGTAGGGTCGGGAACGCCGGCGGCAGCAGCGAGGGCTGCCGGGACGACGTGTGACCCGACCGTGACGTCCACCGCCGGCACACCAGCCACCGCCTCGAGGGCCTGTGGCTGGACCGTCGCGGAGCTCCCGCTCGAGACGCCCGCGCTGGGGATACCGGCCACACCAGCGATCGCGCCTGGCGTGACCGTGGACCCGGCCGCCACCGTGCAGCTGGGGATACCGGCCGCCGCGGCGATCGCCACCGGGCCCGGGCCAGCGCCACCGGCCACCGTGGGTGCCGGGATGCTCGCCGCCGCGGCGATCGCGCCGGGCGTCGTGGTCGCGCCGGCCGCCACCGTGGGCGTAGGAACGGACGCCACCGCGGCGACCGCGCCAGGCGTCGTGGTCGCGCCGGCCGCCACCGTGGGCGTAGGAACGGACGCCACCGCGGCGACCGCGCCAGGCGTCGTGCTGGCACCGGCCGCCACCGTGGGTGCCGGGATGCTCGCCGCCGCGGCGATCGCCGCGGCGTTCACCGTGGCGTCCGTGCCACCGCCCGTGCTGAAGAAATCGTCCGGGTCCGGGATGATCGTGGTCCCGGTGATGGAGAGGCTGTCCCCGCCGTTCCCGGTCTCGTCCACAACCGGGTCGGTGGCGAGGGCCTGGGTGAACTTCACGAGCCAGGCCGCGTCGTCAGTCGTGGTCGCCGACCAGTTATCGAACGTTTCCCGCAGCGAGTCTTTCTCGGCGGTCGTCAGCACCGCCGGCCATATGCCCGCGCACGCGACGTCGATGGAGGCGAACTCGTTGGCCGTGCCCCACTTGCCGACCTCGAGGATGCCGCCGGGCCCGGGTGGGCTGCCGTCCGCCATCGGGTTCGGGGCCTGGACCTCGATCGGGGGCGAGCCGTCCAAGGGGATGATCCGGCCGACCGGGAACTCCGAGCCGGTCGCTTCCTTGGAGGCGACCAGCACCGCCCAATCGGACTCGGCCGTCAGGGTGCCGATGTTCCGGGCGACACTGCCGCCCATGCCGTAGTTCCACTGGCCGAGGAACGTCTCCATCCACCAGGTGACGGTGCCGCCCGCTGTGCGGGTGTGGACCAGCGCGCCGTCCACCGCATCGTTGATCTTGACGAGCATCGCGATCGTGAGCGGGCCCGCAGCAAGGTTCTCAAGCGCCGGCGAGACGGCGAAGGTCATGAAGTCGGAGGTGCCGTTCAGCCGCCGCGCCATGGGCCCTCCCGACTACGGGGTGAGGTCGATGTAGAAGATCCCGAGCGCAGCCCAGTTGATCTGCAGCAGCCCGTTGTTCGTGCTGTAGTCGGCACCGAAGTTGATCAACGCGATCGCGTTGTTGCCCGTGAGAGCGTCCGCGTAGATCAGCCCACAGCGAGCCGCGTTCAGCGTGGTCCCCGAGACGGAGATGTCCGTCGCGTCGAACGTGAGCGTGCCCGCCGCGCCCGTGAGCGTGGTCCCGGTCAGCAACACCCCGCCGGCCGCCCACCCGGTGCCGAACACCTCGCCGGCGGCGTACGCACCGCCGCCATAGGCCGCGGCCGCGGCCGCGGCGTCGAAGTCCGGGGTGATCGTGTTGTTGAACAGCGCCAGCCGGTGCGTCTCCGCGTCCAGGTCCAGCGCCAGCTGGGCCGCGCCGAGCGCATCCCGGAACGAGACCACGTGCAGGCCAGAAGCGGTCACCGCCATGTCAGTTGCCCCCGTCCACGAAGGCGTCGCCGGCGACCTGGTGCCGGGCGCCACGTTCGGCGCGCACGACACCGCGGTACGCCCGGATCGCGTCCACCGCGGCTTCCTTGCGCGCCAGGTTCTCCGGGCTCGGGTCGGCCCGGAACGCTTCCTTGGCCGCGACCAGCTCGGCCAACAGCCCTTCCTCTGCCTCGCGCAGCGCCGCGTCCGCGGCCTCTTTCTGCGCGATCAGGTCCTGCAACGTCACTGTCGGATCTCCTTCGTCTGGGCCTCCACGCGCACGTGCGGCGCCTGGATGTGCACGTCCACCCGGTCGTCCCGGGTGGCGTGGTGCACCGTGGTGTTGCCGAGCTCGTCACGCACGGCCTTGACCCGCACACCGTCGTCCCGGCGGAACTCACGGATGCGGTCGCCGGAACGGCGGGAGATCACCGCCAGCGAGCGAAGCTTCTCGAGGTCGATCGGTGTACCGGCCATGGCTGATCAGCCCTTTCTCAGGTGCGGGGGGTGG